ACGCGATGCTCTGGCTTGGGTATGAAGTCTGCCACGACTTCACGACGCTCCATGCAGATGTCGTACATATCCTGCTTGCAGGCAGTGCGATCACCCAAGTCTTCCAGCCACTCGGCATACTCCGCTTTGCCAACCTTGGTGCGCTTATCTACCGCTGGCTCGATGGCGAACTCGTCAAAGAACTTGTGGTGCTCCAAGAACACGGTGTGCTGCACTCTGCCTTCCAGCAGTGCGGGTGAGTTGTTGAACACTTGGTTCTTCCAAGTGTATGGGCACTTAGCTATCGAGCTGAGATCGTGAGATCGCCAAGCAGGGATAGAGTCGTAAGTGGGGTAGTCGAGGTCTTCGTAGATGCCTACTTTGAAATCCATACGGTTCTCCTATTAATAGCCCCGCCTTCGGGCACACGGACGGGAACGTGCAGGAAAGCGTGTGATTGTCGCCTTGCCCTAAAAGATCCCGCCTTTGGCTCAGTGGACGGGAACACTGTTGGAGGGTCGTGATGGAACCCTTAGCCGAGGCCAAATCCTATCAATAAACCGATGAAAAATGCCCCTATCACGGCATATGAGGTGAAGGTTGGAAGTCTAGCCGATTCCACGAATTTTCGCGGACTCACAGCGACTCCAAGCGTTTAATCTCTGCATCGATGTAAAACTTGATCTTCTTCGCATCGCGCAGCTCATCAGAGTGTGATGACGCACCGTAGCGGTACGCAGCTCGAAAGATTTCACCGATCTGCGAGTTCATGTTCTTATGTGAAATCAGGTCTTGCAGCTCAGAAGCTCGCGCTGGCAGCTCGTAATACGATGCGGTGCTGCCGTCAGAAACGGCGCTCTTCACCACATTTCGAGGCTGCGCCTCCCAGTTCTTGGTTTTGAGCTTCCAGATCCGCAACTGCTTTCCCGCATAGCTTTCGCTGACCGAGCACTCCACCGCTAACACCTCTGGCTTGGTGTAGCCGTTCTGATCCAGATAATCACGCACAATCGCGCCCTTAACCGCCTTGCGGTTATATTTTCTTTTGGTCATCTCTGGCCCCTCTAAAACGGAATATCGTCTTCAAAGTCATCGTCTGCCAAGGCAGGCGCTTCTTCTTGTTTCGGCTCTTCCGCAACTGGTTCAGGCTTGTTGCCACCCTTAGCCATTGCTGCTTGCAGCTCGAAGCAGGGGTCAATCTTGTCTTTGCCCATCTCGTCGCACCCACCGATCTGCCATTGCATGAAACGGGGCAGTTCCTCGAAGATGTCGCAAGCTTTCTTGCTCGCATCATCAGATTCACCAGAAAACTCTTTGCAGTAGTCTTCAAGATCAAAGATCACTTGCTCGTTTACCGTAGCGGCTTTCTTGGCACCACCGTCAGCACAAAAGACACCGACTACCTTAGCGTTACCGCCGCTGGTTAAACCAACATCGACCTTGCAAGTCGTGCCCAAGATTTTGGTGAGGTCAAACGACTTCAGCTCTTCCTCGGTAAACGATTTGTTGCGCCATGCCTGCAAGTGCTGACGCAGCTTGGCCCGTTCATTCAGTGAAAGCGTGTACTGGCAATTGATCGACATGGGTCGGTCATCGGCCATACGCAGCTCTGGCAGTTCCCAAAAGATAAATACGTTGTGGCGCTTATTCACTTCGCCTTGGTATTCGTTCATTGTGGTGCCAGCGTCAACCAGCTTGTAGCAAATTGCGTTGTGTGTGCCAGTAGGTACTTGCTCGAAGTCTCCACCGCCACCACCTGATGCTATGATTCCCATCGCGTTTTTCCTTGTGTATGTGTAAAAGGTTGTACTATTATGCACATCTTGGAAAACGTGATGCAAGGAAAATTTACATGGGATTGAAAATAACCGATGGCAACAGCAAGGATTTTACGAGGCCGCTAAGCGGCGATATCCGCGCTGACTTCGAGGCTTTCCTCGGTGCAAATGGGATGACGGTTGACCCGAAGAAGGGTTTGGTAATTGGCGGGGACATCGGCAGAGCCTACATGGATGTCGGTGGAAGGCAGAAGCTGGTCGGCTGGTATCAGGTCTGGTTGGATCAAGAGGTGCCTTTTGGTCGGTGCGGTGACCGCACGGTGAGCAACGACGAGCCAATTGCTTCTTGGAAGCCTGAGAACGCATCCAGCCACAAGATGACAGACGAGCAGCGAGAGCAGATTCGATTGCTCAGCGAGCAGGCAGCAAAGGACAGGGAAGAGCGGCAGGCACAGGCTGCAAAGCGAGCCAAAGAGCTTTGGGACACTTACCCAGAAGCCACAGACGATAACCCATACCTACAGCGCAAGGGCGTAACCAGCCACGGTTTACGGCAGGATGGCGACAGGTTGGTCATTCCAGTGCTCGATGCCAAGCTGAAGATTACAGGGTTGCAGTTCATCGATGACGCTGGTGGGAAGAAGTTTCTGCCCGGCACCAAGAAGAAGGGGTCGTTCTTCGTCATCGATCCCAACTCAATGCGTGAAGCTCATACCATCAACTACGTCGAAGGCTACGCAACAGGGGCCAGTTACTTTGCTGATCTGGGTCAGCCAGTCGTGGTTTGTTTCGATGCCTTTAACCTATCCCCAGTCGCTGAGACGATCAGCGGCTATTTCCCACAGGCCAAGCACGTCTTCATCGCAGACTTTGATGACTCAAAGACAGGTGAGCAGGAGGCGATCAAAGCCGCGCAGGTAGTGCAGCGTATCGGTGCTCAGGCCGAGGTGTTGATGCCGCAGTCAAAAGGCGATTACAACGACCACGCCATCGAGGGTGAGTTGATGCCTGAGCTGAACAACGTGGAGGTGCCAGTTGAATACGACTGGAACAAAACGGAGAAGGGACGGCTCCTGAACACCAAAGACAACGTGCGCGGTGTCCTGACGGTTAACCAGATCGACGTGCGCTATAACGTCATCAAGAAGAATATGGAAACGATCATACCGCACACCAAGTTCATCGCTGACATGAAGGATGAGAGTGCGCTGATTGAGATCGAGGATCGCTGTATTCAGATTGGTGTGCCGCACATGAAGGTGCGTGACTACCTGAAGCTTTTGGCGCGGGAGTACAACCCAGTGAAAGAGTGGATGGAGAGCAAGCCGTGGGACGGTATTAGCAGGCTGGCGGACTTCTTGGCAACCATCACCAGCAGCAACGAGCCACTGAAAGAGATGCTGATGACGAAGTGGCTGGTTTCCTGCGTAGCAGCGGCGTGTGAGCCGAATGGCGTGGCGTTGGAGGGCATACTGGTGTTCCAAGGAGCGCAGGGGTTGGGTAAGACGCTGTGGTTTAAGCGGCTGGCAGACTATGAGAAGGGCTGGCTGTTAGAGGGTGCAACACTGAACCCCAGTGACAAGGACAGCGTGAAGCAGGCAGTGAGCCACTGGATTGTGGAGCTGGGTGAGATTGAGAGTACGTTCAAGAAGAGCGACATCGACCAGCTCAAGGCGTTTGTAACGAAGAAGAGCGACGAGCTGCGCCTACCTTATGACCGCGCCAGCACAACCTATCAGCGCCGCACAGCCTTCTACGCCTCCGTCAACGCCCGTGAGTTTTTGACCGATACCAGCGGCAACAGACGCTTCTGGGTGGTTCCCGTCACAGCGATCAATGCAAACCACGGGATCGATATGCAGCAGCTCTGGGCCGAGGTCAAAGAGACGCTCTACCCAAACACCGATTGGTATTTGAACCACGAGCAGCGTGAGATGCTGCAAGACTCAAACGAATACTATCGCACCCAGTCTAGCGTCGAAGATCTGATCCTTGAGCACGTTCATTTTAAGAGCACTCAGACCAAGCCAGTGCAGATGACGAAGCTGCTGAGAGACCTCGGAATAAGCCAACCAAGGATGCCAGACATCAAAGATGCAAGCAGGGTACTCGCGGCCCACGGGTTAGAACCACGCAAGAGTAACGGTAAAAAAGTGTACGACTTGGACTATACGAAGGTCGAGGTTGGTAATGCCGATAAGTTTAGTGGCACTTGGTCAAAGGATTTCTAAGGGTACCCTGAAAGGTGCCCTGTGGGTGAGCGGTGTAAGTTATTGATTTGTATATCTTTATTAACAGGGTAGGGTAGGGTACTACTATTTAATAATAATAATAATAATAGTATATAGCCTATATACAGTAAGGAATACGGGTATAAGTTTTTCAAAAAGTTTGAGGCGCTGTACCCTGACCCTTGTACCCTGTTCAACACAGGAGAGGGAAGTGGATCGATTCGAGTATGACGAAAGCGCGAGCGAAGATACGAACTTTAGAACGTGGTCACTGATGAATGCAGATGAACGCGACAGCGTAGGGCAAGCGCCTCTTCCAGAGGAAGAGGCGCGGAGGTTGTTTAACAAACTGAAGGAGAGCGGATGGCTGACGAGGTAAAGCGCAAGCCGGGCAGACCGAGGAAGGAGCGCAAGCAATTGGTGGAGACGCCTCAAGCTTTCCTAGCGGATGAAGAGGCTGGCATCACAGACATGCAAGCGGCTTTCGTGTGGCACTACACGGAAGGCGCGTGTGGGCAGACGGAAGCTGCGCGGAGAGCAGGCTTCTCATTCCCTGCAAGCGCAGCGACCAAGATGCTCAACGGCAGCGACTTCCCGAAGGTGACGAGAGCGGTTCGGGTGAAGCAGGATGAGCTGCGAGAGAAGTATGCGATCACGCCACAGAAGACTGGCTCGATGCTATGGAACATAGCCGAGACTGCATTCGAGAGCGGAGCGTACAACGCGGCTGTGAGTGCAGTGAAGGAGCTGAACCAACTTGCTGGCCTCACGATCCACCGCAGCCAGAACCTAAACATCAACGCTGACTTGCAGAAGATGACGAAGGAAGACATCAAGGGCAGACTGAACGAGCTGCTCGGTGTAGAGAAGGAAGTGAGCGACAAAGACCATTAACCTTGTCGGTTTGACGCATTGGCGGAATGAACATCGTTCTGGCCCCGCCTCCCGCCCAGCCCCTCAAAATCTCGGAAAAATGCCGATATTATGTTAAATTGGGGGAAATCCTAATAAAATCAATGCGTTACGCGCCGCGCAAGCGGCGCTCTGGTTGCGCCAAGTCTGCGTGGCTCTGAGCAGGGCCGATACGGGCTGCGTCAGCCTCCACCCTCGACTGGTTTATCGCGCATCTGACGGCCTACAGCGCCCTCTCAGGCGATCCCGTGCGCGGTAGTAGGAACCCTATGGGGTCGGAAAAAGCCTGAGAGATCGGTCTTTGGCGCGACCCCCGTACACCCCTATATAGCGAGCGCGACGAGCGCGATAGCTATAGCAAGGTTTGGCGCACTCAGTGTGCAAAAATTCACAACGCAAATCCTGTTTGACCTAATTTCATTCGTAAGCCATTATCGATCCAAACGTATACAGGCCAACAAAATGTTTTTACCCCCAATGTCATCACGCGCCCAATTCATGCAGCAGCAGCCTATGCAGCAGCCTATGCAGCAGCAGATGCCTCAACAGCAGTTTGGTGGTTTTGGCCAACAGCCGCAGCAATTTGGCCAGATGCCTCAACAGCAATTTGGTGGCTTTGGGCAGATGCAGAGACCACAGTTTGGTCAGATGCAGAGACCCCAACAGTTTGGAGGTTTTGGTGGTTTCGGCGGCATGATTCAGCCTCAACCTCAGCGCCCCATGTATGGTGGCGGAATGGGCGGTCAGTTCGGTGGTTTCGGTGGCGGCATGATGCAGCAACAGCCCATGAGACAGCCTTCTTACGGCGGCGGTGGCATGTTTGGCGGCTTCGGAGGTATGCAGGGTGGATTCGGAGGTATGCAGGGTGGATTCGGTGGAGGCGGTTTTGCTCGCGGCATGGGCGGCATGGGCAATCCTTTTGGGCAGATGATGGGTCAACAAGGGCCGCAAATGGGCCAGTTTGGTGGTCAACCGCGTCAGTTAGGCGGTCAACTGGTTCAACAAGTGAGGGCAGCCCAGCCTGCTCCAGCTTTCTCTAGACCCCAAGCTGACGGACAAATAGGCCAGCCAGCAGTGCGACCAACGGGGCACCGAGGGCAGATAACGAG